GAGGACGCCTTCTCCGATGCCGGACGCGAATACATCAAGAATTGGTACCCGTCAGGCCTCCGAACCCGTCTGATGCCCGGTGGTTCCATCGTCATTATCAACACCAGATACCATGACGACGACCTCTGCGGGTGGCTGCTGCGAAATCAGGGCAACGAGGAAGTGGAAACACAGCCATGGAAGGTCATCAGAATACCTGCATGGGTGGACGACGAGGCATCTGATCTCCTCGGACTGCCTGTCGGCTCGTCGTATTTTCCGGAGTGGAAGACAGATGAACTGCTCCGACAGGACGAGGCAGAGATTCGGTCGAACAACGGTGCCAAGTACTGGCAGTCGCTCTACATGCAGAACCCGACGCCTGACGACGGCGGCATCATCAAGATGGGCTATCTCCAGCCGTGGAAGGACAGCGATCCACCCGCCTGTGAGTTTGTCGTCCAGACACTCGACACCGCCTTCAGCACCAGACAGACTGCCGACGAATCGGTAATCCAGACATGGGGCATATTCCACCAGAGACAGTCAGACAGTGCCGGGACCGAACACATCGTTGCCAATCTGATCCTCCTCGGCAACGAACACGGGCGATGGGAATACCCAGAACTTCGTGCCCTTGCACAGGAGGAGTACGACCGCCACAGACCGGACCTGATGATTGTCGAGAAGAAGGCGTCCGGTCAATCGCTGATCCAAGACCTGCGTCGTGCCGGACTGCCAATCATGGAGTACAACCCTGACCGCGACAAAGTGTCTCGTGTCAATGCAATCACCCCACTGATGGAGTCTGGTCGCGTCTGGATACCGTCGGATCGACAGTGGGCAGACGACCTACTCAATCAGGCACTACGGTTCCCCGGCGGGAAGCACGACGACATGGTAGACGCCATGGCAATGGCAGTCCTCTACGTCAAGGACTCGTGGCGAGTCGAACACCCCGACGATCCGGAGTGGGAAGACGAGGCACCACGTCGTCGGCGGGGCGGTTATTGGGTACTGCCCCGATAACGAATATACTTTCATCAACAAAGGAATAGGCGATGTCACTCGTTGAAAATTATGGCCCGATGCTTCCCACGGGTCTCGAAGTCGAAGAGGCCGGAGGCATGGAAGAAGGATTGCCCGAGTTCGAGATGGAACTGGAAGACATCATGGTGGAGGGGATGTCCCCAGAAGACATGGCGTTTATGGCGTCCATGCAGGAAGAAGTTGAAGTAGAGATTGAAATCCCGCACTTCGCCAACCTTGCCGAGTATCTCGGAGAAGATGAACTGAAGGACATTGCAGAACGTGTCATCGAAGGATTCGAGGCAGACAAGGACAGCCGCTCCGAATGGGACGAGACACTGACCCGTGGCCTCGACCTGCTCGGCCTGAAGTTTGAGGAGACCGGGACGGCATTCGACGGATCGTGTGCAGCAACACACCCGCTGATCATCGAGTCGGCAGTCAAGTTCCAATCGAAGGCGTCTCAGGAGATTCTTCCTGCCAACGGTCCTGTCCGTACACAGATCATTGGTGATCCCGACAGCCAGATTGTCCAGCAGTCCAACCGTGTCCGCCGGTTCATGAACTATGAACTGACCGAAATGATGCCCGAGTACTTCGACGAGATGGAGCGGATGCTGTTCCATCTTCCCATTGTCGGCTCTGCAATCGTCAAGATGTACTACGACGGCGGACTGGAACGACCAACTGCCGAACACATCCCGATTGATCAGTTCTATGTCAACTACTCGGCAACTGACCTACGCCGTGCCGACCGGTACACCCACATCATCTACAAGTCCCCGGTCGATCTCCGCCGCGACATCGCAGCAGGAATGTATCGGGATGTTGAAGACCTGTCTGACAGCCCGGACAGTAGCAGATCAGACAATGAAATTTCGGCCAAGATTGACGAGATCATGGGTCTTCACGGCAACAACTCTGAAGACCCGGAGTACACCCTCCTCGAACAGCATGTCTTCCTCGAACTCGAAGACGACGACATGCCGTACCCCTACATCGTGACAGTCGAGGAGTCTTCGCGTCAGGTCCTTTCTCTCCGTCGCAACTATCGTGAAGCTGATCCTCGCGCCGAAAAGATGATCCACTTCACCCACTACCGATTCGTCCCCGGCTTCGGCTTCTACGGCCTCGGCCTGATCCACCTGATCGGCAACCTGACCATGACGGCAACATCAGCCATGAGGGCACTGGTCGATGCCGGTCAGTTCGCCAACCTTCCCGGCGGCTTCAAGGCGAAGGGTGTCCGGGTTGTCGGTGACAATGACCCGATCAGCCCCGGTGAGTTCAAGGAAGTAGAGGCACTCGGCATGGACCTAAACAAGGCCATTGTCAACCTGCCCTACAAAGAACCTTCCCAGACACTGTTCCAGCTGCTCGGCTTTGTCTCCAGCGCAGCAGAAAAGTTTGCCGATCAGACCGATCAGGTGGTCAACGATTCCTCCGGATACGGACCTGTAGGGACAACCATGGCCCTGATCGAGGCCTCTGCCAAGTTCTTCTCGGCAGTCCACAAGCGTCTCCACCACGCCCAGCGGCAGCAGTTCAAGATTCTAGCCCAGATCAATGAGACGTTCGTCCCTGTCAACGGCTACCCGTACGCCACGCCAGAGGGCGACATGACCATCTTCCAGCAGGATTTTGATGGTCGTGTGGACGTTCTCCCCGTCTCGGACCCGAACATCCCGAGCCGTGCCCACCGCCTCTCCTTGGCAAGTCTGGCCCTCCAGCTAGCAGCACAGACACCGCCGGGAACGTTCAACAACACCGAACTGATCCGACAGGTCCTTGAGGCAGCAGACTTTCCGAACATTGATCAGGTGCTTCCGAAGAAGCAGGATGCGGCACCGGCAGACCCGGTAACCGACATCATGAACGCCACCCGTGGAATGCCCATCGCTGCCTTTCCCGGTCAGGACCACGAGGCACATATTCAGGTCAAGACCAACTTCCTGTCCGACCCAGCCGCAGGTGCGTCTGAGGCATTCAAACAGTTTGCCCCGATTATTCAGGCCAACATCCGCGAACACATGATGCTCCGGTACAAGACACAGATCGAGGGTGTTGTCGCCCAGACAGTTGCCCCCGAGCAATATCAGATGGCGGTACAGCAGGGAATGCAGGACGCAATCATTGCAGAGGCTGCTGCCCGAGTCGCCACGGCGAACCAGCAGATTGTCAGTGCGGGTAGTCCCGAGGAACGGCTCGTCCAGATTGATCAGGAACGTCTCCGTCTCGATCAGGAAAAACTTCAGCTGGATGCCATCAAAGACGCGGCCAACATCGCAACCAAGAATCGTCAGCTGGACCTGAAGGAAGACCAGCAGCGCATGGCCGCACTGAAGGATGGCATCAAGATTATGTCGGACAAGGAGGAGGCAGAACTTGATCGTGAAGAAAGTCGTCGTGAGATGCTTATTGATCTTCTTGCTGACGTTGCCAAGTCAGAGGCCGCTAATGGCTGATAGTAATAAGATTAGACAGCTTCTGTCTGAAAGCGGTTTTGGTGACGCAGCCATTGCCGGAATCATGGGCAATATTGATGTTGAAACCGGCGGTTCTTTCGACCCCCGACAGAAACAATATTCTGGTGGACCGGGACGCGGACTATTTCAGATGGAGTCCGGTGCGGGAAAACTAGACGAATATCAGACATGGCTTAAAAAGACAGGCCGCACTGATAGTGATGCCAGTCAAATTCAGTTTTTCCGCGACACCATATACGATCCGTCCGGAGTCCGAGACATTGTCGGAGTAGACGTAGCCGGGTTCGGCAACGCCGAAAAACTTCGGGACGTGTTCGAAACTGATGACCCTAGAAAAATTGCCGAAGCCGTTTCCAATTTATGGGAAAAACCGAGTGTTCCACATATGGAACGACGAAAAGAAGCCGCTGTCAAATATATGAGGGAAGAACCGGAAGACACTACAAGTCTCCTGTCTCGCCTTAACGAGTCTATTCGCGGTCTCTTGGATAGAGGCGGGGACAGTCGTAAACTATCCCCAACAGATCAAGAACAATTTTCAGACCTGATGAGCCGTCTGTCACAACAAGGAAAGTAATCATGGCAATCCAAGACGATATTATGGCAATGCTGTCTCAGGTTAGCGATGCAGGTGACCGGGCTACAGATCGTGGTCGTCGAGGCAAAGAACTGTATAAAGATATAGCTAATCGGCTGTCAGGCGACAATCGGTCCAAGGCACTGCGAGAAATTGCTATGCTTTCAGGCAATCCTGAGATGAGTATTGAAGAGCAGATGCGCTTTGATCCTCTTACCGGAAGCCGTGTTGCAGACATCATCGAGAAGTATATGGACGATGCCGGGGACGGTGTTCCTGCTGCTGTTCCTGACGACATGATTGTTGACGATACCCGCGCAGCTGAACAAATGATGGAAGTAATGCCCTCACCGGGAACCGCGCCACGCACCCCAGTTACCATCGAACAATTACAGCCGCTCCCCCCGATGCCGGGTGCGGGTCCGGGCGAGGCCGGAATGCTGATGGTGGACGACACCGGATCGGCCATGCAGGGTCAAGGCATGGACGAAATTCGAGAAGAGATTATATCGAAGTCTCCACGACTTCAGGAGGCCATGGCACAGGACATTGTTGACGGTGCCCGATCTGATACGGAACGGGCGGCTAAACAACAAAAAGCTGCCATCCGTATGATGGAAGATCAGGCCCGTCAGGAAGGTGTCTACGGTACGCAAGGTGCCCGTCTTCGTGCAGCTGCCGGGGAGGAAACTGGTCTGAGCGGTGCCCTTCTTGCCGGACGTATGGGCCGCGAAGCAACACCTGAAGATGAGATAGCGTCTCTCATCACTGGCGGCACGTCTGCTCTAGGTGCCCTTCCTGCCGGATCGCTTGCCAACATTGCCATGCGTCTTGGCA